GCTTTATCTAAGGCGCCCATATACCTCCCAAATATATCATTATATACTGACTTTCTCTTCAAAAAATCAACATCAGTAATGTTCATATAAGGTATATGATCCCCTGACTTGTCCGGGGGCGTATATTTCATGCCAATACTACAAATGTAATCAGATTTCGAAATACAATTAAATAGCGGATAATCTTTACTGACACTACCTATGTCATCATCACCATACGTCATCATAGAAACCGCATCACGAAACCTTTCCGTTTTTGGATAAATAGAGAAAAACGAACATCTACTAATCAGAGAATTAACAATAGAATTTATATATACTGTCAAATTGTGGCCAGATGGATTACTACCAAAAAACTGGACTAATGTCCCGTTATAAGCAACTACGGGATATATAACATCTGATATCATAGATCTCATAATAGTCAGATCGAGCTCAGAATATCCAGCACGATCTGCCAATTCAATAAGTATACTAAAAGCTGCACCTGTCAACGAAGCTGGCATTCTCTGATCGTATGCACTATAATCACCGGCAACAATTCTCTCATCACCGAAAGTAGTAATATGCTCGTGCATTTCCTGCCATTCACCTGAAAATGCGTTTACTCCCACTGCACATTCACTCAAAAGTGGGAACATGCTCAGGTGTGAAGCTATCGGCAAGAAGTACTCCCTCAGAAGCATTTTCAAAGCTACAGGTGCTGCTTGAAAAACTCTAACCTTCAATTTTCCAATTTTAACAGGTTCATCTTTCAATGAGGCTCTAAAAACGGGATAACAGCGTTCACCAGCAGAGTACCGCTCTTTATACAGATTATAAACCGCCAATATCTCAGAATCAATCAGAAAATTATCGTTATGCTTGTCCATCGATGGCCCTACTGAACAAAACTTTGATAATTTCCCAGTTAAGGGAAATCCTACAGAGGTATTTTGTGGCATACGGTTTAAAAATTTATCACCGTCCAAACCGTTAATCACTGTTTCAAGATCCAACGGCCGAATATTTTCAAACTTACACAATAGTGGTTTAATATAATCAGTAGAAGAACGTATAATACCACAAATATCAGGGCCAACCGCAGGTGTACTAAAACCCTGCATCCCCAAAGACCAATTGTGCCAAGATCTCACTACCGGTGGGCCCATGGGAGCGGGTCCATGCGTTCGTACAACACCTGTGTGTTGGGTTACACTCGAGGACAAATGTGATATAATAACTTCAGATTTATTAGAAACTGCGCCCTTACATGATGCCAAAACATCTACTATACCATCCTCCGGTATAAAGTTGGTAGAACACCGAGGAGCGATGGGTTCATTAGTGGTGAAAGACTCACCACCAAGATGTTGCTCATATATAACCGTGGGAATATCAGAAGAGCTTCCAGGAAAAATCAAACCAGGAACATCAAAAAATTTAATTGAT